CGACGACAACATCGACGCGGCGATCCATGCAGTGCAGGCTGACGGCGGCGTTGTCACCGGAATCGCTATGTCTCCTGACGCCGGCGCGGCTCTGTCTGCGATCAAGGTTAACGGCGTCGTTCAGTATCCGGAGTTCCGCTTCGGACAGAACCCGAATGCTTTCTACGGTATGGGCTCCGATGTCAACCCGACTGTCCCGATGAAGGCAGCGGCCGGCACGACCACCGTGCATGTTTATGCAGGCGATTTCCAGAACGCTTTCAAGTGGGGCTATGCGGCGAACATCCCGCTGGAGGTCATCCAGTACGGCGATCCGGACGGCCGCTCCCGCGACCTGAAGAGATACAACGAGGTCTGCCTGCGTGCTGAGGCTTACATCGGCTGGGGCATCCTTGCGGCCGATCACTTCGCTCGTGTCAAGGTGACCACTACCTGATGGAGTACCGGCATAAAAAGACCGGCGCGGTAATCAATACCAACAGTGAGCTGACGGGCGGCAACTGGGAGAAGGTTGCCGCCCAGGCTCCCGCCGTTGAGAAGAAGACCGCGTCCAAGAGGAAAGGAGCGCCGAAAAAATGACCGAAAGTTTTGCTACTCTTGCGGAAGTTGAGGCGCTGACAGGAAAGACCTACACAGCCAACGAGCAGGCCCGCATCGAGGTGCTCCTGCCGATGGTTTCCGACGCTTTGCGTTTTGAAGCTGAGAAAGTCGGCAAGAATATGGACGCAATGGTCGAAAGCAGTGCCGCTTACGCAAACGTGGTAAAATTGGTCGTGGTCGATATCATCGTCCGGGTGCTCCGGCAGTCTCAGGACGGTGAACCGATGAGCCAGGAATCGCAGAGTGCGCTCGGTTATTCGTGGTCCGGCACCTATGCGATCCCGGGCGGCGGCATTGCGGCGGCTATCATGCGGAATGACCTCAAGCGGCTCGGTCTCCGGCGTCAGCAGATAGGGACGGTGGAATTATGGGACGGCTTCACGGAGTAACGATTACACTTTATGAACGTACCCAGAGCGGCACGGACCCGTTCAACCGTCCCGTCTACACGGAATCGCCTGTCGAGGTCGGCAATGTCCTTATCGGCGAACCGTCTACACAGGAAATCGTCGACATGTTGAACCTTACCGGGAAGAAGCTCGCTTACACGCTTGCCATCCCGAAAGGCGACGCGCACGAATGGAAGGACCGGACGGTCGAGTTCTTCGGGGAGCGTTTCCGCACCATCGGGGAACCGACACAGGGCATCGACGGCCTCATTCCGCTCGACTGGAACATGAAAGTAAAGGTAGAGCGCTATGAGTGATTTTGCGTTTGAACTGAACACGGAGGGCGTCCGGGAGCTCCTGACGTCTCCGGAGATGGCGGCGGTATGCGAGGAGTTCGCCAACGCGGTCAAGGACAGCTACGGCGACGGGGCGGAAGTCAGCGTTTACACCGGCGTCAACCGAGTAAACGCGTCTGTTTACCAGCCGGCTGGGCGGTTCGACAATAAGCTTCTGAAGGCGGTCGGGGAGGTGGCTAAGAATGATTGAGAAAATCTTATTGGACTATCTCAGCGCTGAGCTGCCTGATGTCCCTGTCTACATGGAGGTGCCGGCACGCAGACCGGCGCTTTTTGTCGTTATCGAGAAGACCGGGTCAAGCCGGATCAATCACATCGATTCCGCGACCGTTGCGGTCCAGTCTTACGCGGCGACCATGTACGACGCGGCGGCGCTGAACGAGCGCGTCAAGGCGGCGATGCTCGACTCCATCACGCTCGACAACATATCCCGGGCGGCTCTGAATTCTGATTACAACTACACGGACACGGCGTCGAAGCACTACCGCTACCAGGCGGTGTTCGACGTCACTTTTTATGATGACTAAGGAGGATTCGCTATGAGCGAAGTTACCAACGTAAGCGCCGGCAAAGCCAAGGTCGGCGGCGCGGTCTCCCGTGCACCGCTTGGGACTACTCTGCCGACGACTGCAGCAGTTACGCTTAATGAGGCTTTCGTCAATCTCGGATACATCTCCGACACAGGTATGGTCAACTCCGGCGCGATCTCGAACACCGCGATCAAGGCGTGGGGCGGCGACACCGTTCTGAACATCCAGACGGACAAGGTCGACACTTTCCAGTTCACGCTGATCGAGGCGCTGAACGTGGACGTGCTCAAGGCCATTTTCGGCGACGATAATGTCTCTGGCACCCTTGCCACCGGCATCGCCGTAAACGTCAACAGCGACGAACAGGTCGACGCCGCATGGGTGGTCGACATGGCGATGCGGAACGGCGCGGCAAAGCGTGTCGTTATCCCGAACGGCAAGATCACCGCGATCGGCGACGTGACCTATGCGGACAATGCCGCAGTGGGTTATCAGGTGACCGTCTCCGCTCAGCCTGACACTGCCGGGAACACGCATTACGAATACATCCTCAAGGCATGAGGTGATCAGCTGTGGCAAGCATAAAGGGAAAAACGGAAACAGGATTTAATTACAGCATCGACACGGAATGCCTCGAGGACTTCTATCTCCTCGAGGACATCGGACGTGCCCAGTCCGGCGACCTCATGGCGCTCTCCTCCGTCCTTACGCGGATGCTCGGAGAGGAGCAGAAGAAAGCCCTCCTTAAGCACTGTGAGGACGAGAACGGACGCGCCAAGGTGTCCCGCGTCGGGGACGAGATCGCTGCCATCTTTTCTGTGGCGAAGCAGGAGCGCACGGCAAAAAACTCCTGACCCTCGCCTCGATGATGGTGACCGACGAGGACGCGCTCGTCTGTGATTTCGCGGAGACCTACCACGTTTACGACTACCGCCAGTTAAAACCGTCTTACGCGGCGACGCTGGCGGCAGGTCTGCGTGAAGGCTCGCGGATCCGGACGGTGCTCGGAGGTATCCCGACGCCGCTGCCGCTTTACTTGCAGATGGCGGAGCTGGACGCGCTGAACCTCATCGCGTGGCTGAACAGTTCTGATGGGACGGAGGGCAAAAACCGCCCGAAGTCGCTGTTAAAGGCGTTTACGGACGACGATAGCGCGGTGCAGGGATTCGATTCGGGCGAGGACTTTATGACGGAATGGAAACGTAGAACGGAGGGACATAATGCCTGACTTAGGTAAAGCATTTGTGCAGATCGTTCCTTCCGCTGAAGGAATATCAGGAAGCATCACGGATGTCCTCCGTGGTGAAGCAGATAGTGCCGGCTCTGAGTCCGGCTCTATTTTTTCCGACAAATTAGTTTCAACGATCAAATCTGTCGTGGCGGCTGCCGGTATCGGCGCGGCTATCTCCATGGCGATCGGCAAGGTCGGCGACCTGGCTGAATACGGCGACGCCATCGACAAACAGAGTCAGAAAATCGGCATCAGCGCAAAGGCATATCAGGAGTGGGACGCCGTGCTTCAGCATTCCGGAAGCTCCATCTCCTCCATGCAGGGCGCGATGAAGAAGCTGACCTCGGCGGCGGCAGGCGGGTCGGACGCGTTCCAGAAGCTCGGGATCTCTCAGGAAGAGGCGATGAGCATGTCTCAGGAAGACCTGTTCGGGCGCGTCATCACCGGTTTGCAGGGCATGGAACAGGGCACGGAGCGTACCGCCCTTGCTCAGGAGCTCCTCGGGCGTTCCGCGCAGGACATGGCGGCATTGCTGAACACATCTGCCGAAGAGACGCAGGCCATGAAGGACCGGGTGAACGAGCTCGGCGGCGTCATGTCCGATGATGCGGTCAAAGCGGCGGCAGGCTATCAGGACGCCCTGCAGGACATGCAGACCGCTATTTCCGGGCTCGGGCGCGGTCTTGTGGCGGACTTCCTTCCGGGCTTTACGGAGGTCATGAACGGCATCACGACTATCTTCTCCGGCGATGAGGGCGGCGGCGTGGCAATGGTCATGCAGGGAATTGCCGGTATCGGTGAGGCGTTTGTAACCGGGATCCCGGAGCTTGCGGCGCATGTCGGGGAAATGATGATCGGCGTGATCACGGCGATCGGAGAGGCGCTTCCGGGCATGGTCGAACAGGGCACCGCAATGGTGGCAAACATGGCGACCGGCTTCCTCGAGGGGCTTCCGGAGATGATCGCGGCAGCGGGCGAACTCGTCAATCAGGCGATAGCATACCTCATGGAGAACCTGCCCCAGATGATGGAACAGGGCGTTCAGATGGTCATCAACATCGCGCAGGGCATCGTCTCGAGCCTGCCGGAGATCGCCTCGTCTATCGCCTCTGTGGTTGCGCAGATCCTCGCTACCATCGGCGAACACCTGCCGGAAATCCTCCAGAAGGGCATCGAGCTGCTCGGTCAGCTCCTTGCCGGAATTATCCAGGCTATCCCGGAGATTCCCGGAAAGATCGCGGAAGTTACGAGCGCTATCAAGGGTGAGTTTGAGAAATTCAACTGGAAGGACATCGGCGACAATATTATCGAGGGTATTAAGAACGGTCTTACGAGCGCCGCGAAGAAGCTTAAGGAGGCCGCCCTGGATGCGGCAAAACAGGCTTTCCAAGCGGTCAAGGACTTCTTCGGCATCAAGTCTCCGTCAAGGCTCATGCGTGACGAGGTCGGTGCGTATATCCCTGCCGGCATTGCGCTTGGTATCGAGGAGAATCTCGGTCTTGTAACTGACGCTATGGACGACCTGTCCGAAGCGGCTACAGGGACGATATCGGCGAACGTAAAGGCGGCGGGTCCGTCTGCCGCTGCCATCGGCGGCGTTACGGTCAATGTCTACGGGGCACCGGGACAGGATGAACGCGTCATCGCCGAACAGGTCGCAAACATTATCAACACACAGATCCATTCGAGGAGGGCGGCGTTTGCATGAGCATGAAGCGTAATTTTTTCGTGTTTGACGGGAAGTCCTCTCTGGACTTCAACACGTTCGTCGCCACCTCGACCGCTTGGGACGGTGCAGTCCATGACGAGGAGGTCATCGAGGTCCCCGGCAGGAACGGCGCTATCGTCTTTTCAAACGGGCGCTATCACAATGTGGAGGCGAACGTAGACTGCTACATTCCGCATGGGATGCGGCATAACGTGGACTCTCTGCGGGCGTTCCTGTCGAGCCGCCACGGTTATTGCAGATACGAAGAAGCGATCAAGCCAGACGAATTCCGGATGGCAAGGTTTGCGGGGCCGTTCTCCCTGTCGGAAAGCGACAGAGTGGGAGCGGCTTTTACTTTGGTCTTCGACTGCAAGCCGCAGCGCTTTCTGAAAGGCGGCGATATCCCGATCAGCTACACGGCGGGCGGGACCATCTATAATCCGACGGAGTACGAGGCGAAGCCGTTAATCCGTTGCTACGGCACGAGCGGCGCGATCTCGGTCGGCGGCGTCTGGATGGGCGTATCGGCGTGTGATTCCTATATCGACATTGACTGTGAGCTCATGGAGGCTTTCGAGGGCAACGTGAACCGGAATCCGAATGTCGGCGGCGAATTCCCGACACTGAAGCCGGGACAGAACGCCGTCGGGTTCTCCGGGTTCTCTCGCATCGAGATAACGCCCAGATGGTGGAGGATATAACATGATTCCTATTCTGTTTGCTCCTGCCGCCACATCATTCAGCACGAACGGCGTCGGGCGGCTGAGCGACGCGATCACATGCACGTGCAGCCATGACCGGAACGGCATCGATGAGCTGGAGATGACCTACCCGGTCGACGGGGTGCATTATGCGGACATTGTGCATTCAGCCATCATCGTGGCGAAACCGTCCGCAAGGCGCGAGCGGCAGGCGTTCCGTATCTATAAAATCACGAAACCCATGTTCGGGCGCGTGACCATCCTTGCTCAGCACATCCGCTATCAGATGAATTTCATCCCGGTCGCACCGTTTTCCGCTCCGAACCTCTCCACGGCTCTGGACGGGTTGGTAGCAAATGCTATCGAAAGCTGTCCGTTCACACTGAGTGCGGATTTCGAGAGCTCGACGAGCTACGCTATGTCCGTCCCGAAAAGCCTCGGGGCATGCCTCGGAGGGACGGAGGGGAGCATCCTTGACGTCTACGGCGGCGGCGAATGGGAGTTTAACAACTATGCCGCGACGCTCCATCGGTCATACGGACGAGATACCGGCTACACGATTCGATATGGCAAAAACCTGATAGATCTGACTCAGGAAGAGAATATCCAGAACACCTACACGGGCGTATATCCGTTCTACAAGACGGATGACGCCATGGTCGTGCTCACCACGGAGCCACGGGCTATCCGGGCGGCTACCGCTGATAATTTCCCGTTCCAGCGCACCATCGAGAAGGACTTCACGGACAAGTTCGACGACACCCCGACGGAGGAGGCTCTCCGGGCGGTGGCGGAAGCTTATGTCGCGGCGAACGGAATTGGCGTCCCGCATGTCAGCATTTCGCTTAACTTCGTTAACCTTGCGGATGTCCAGGAGTATGCGAGCCTCGCGACCGGGAACGTGGACCTGTGCGACCTGGTCACCGTGAAATTCGAAAAGCTCGGGATCGACGTCAAGAGCAAGATCGTCAGTACCCAGTACGACGTACTGCGCGAGCGGTACACCAAGATGGAGGTCGGATCGAAGCAGGCGTCGTTATCCGATACCCTCGTTGATGAGATGGACAAGCTCGCGATCACGCCAACCACGGCGCAGATGCACCGGGCTGTTGACATGGCGACGGGAGTCCTCAACAAAGGACAGGGCGGGTATGTGATTTACAACCGTAACCGGGACGGGCATCCGAACGAGACGCTATACCTCGACGAAAACAGCGGCGGGAATCTATATGCCTCACAGCACATCCTCCGTATCAATTACGCCGGGATCGGTTTTTCCGACCACGGCTATGGAGGACCGTACTCGCAGTCGTGGGACCTTTACGGGCACCTCACGCTCGGAGGCATAAATAACTCCTACGGGGATTTCACGATCCTCGATGAGAACGCGGTCCCGGTCGTACAGATGGATAAGAAGGGCTTCGTCCTTTGGAACATCTCCGCAAAGGGGTATATGCATAACGGCACGCTTTACGCGGATGCTGACCTCACGACCCCGATTACTCCGATAGAAGGGTATTACTATTACGACGTCGTGCAACGCGCTGTGTACCTTTGGGACGGCACGGCATATACGGCGCAGTCAGGGACTGGCGGAATTTTTGCCCGGATGACGCGGGACGAAGGGCTTGGCGTCTATCACGGCGTGATTGATTTCAGCTGGGGTGGCGACAGTGTAGGTTTCTACGCGGACGGCACGAAAGTTCAGATCGGTGATTTTGTCTGTGACAATGCGTCGTATGGGCGGGCTATCTTCCAGTCCGTGGATGAAGTCACAGGCATGAGTGCGGAAACGGGTGATGAGGATCAGCTTTACCTTTGGGCCGGGTATCACGACTCCGATGATTACGTTTTCGTGGTCAATGGCGGGGATGCTTATGTTATGAAGGACGGAGTTGCGCTTCCTATTTGGGAATCGCTGAATCGCCTTAACAACACTGTCAGCGCCTACGCTTCCGGCGGCGACGGTGATGACGATGATGAGGACGACGAAACAAGCACGGGGGCGGCGGACGTCGATGAAGGCTTTACCGCCAATGGCGAGGTTTACAACGACCTTGAACCACAGCCTTAAGGAGGTGATGTGATGGCGGCACCAAGACCGAACGGGTCGATAGATATATGGAATTTCGTGGACAACGTCACCGGGACAACCGTGCGGAAATGGCTCCGGGACAGCTGGGCGCGGCGTAAAATCGTGGCACTTCAGCAGGCGGTGGCGAATATCGTGGTTCCGACCAAAACGAGCCAGCTGCAAAACGATTCAGGCTTTATCACGCAGGCAGATGTCCCGCCGGGATCCACGGCATCAAGCACCACGCCGCTCATGGACGGGACGGCAGCGGTCGGAACGGAAAACGCGTTTGCACGGGGCGACCATCGGCATCCGACCGATACGTCAAGACAGGCGGCATTAAGCACCGCACAGATGGCGGCTGTTAACTCAGGCGTGACGGCGGCAAAGGTCGCGGCTTATGACGCGATAGAAGTACCGACGAAAACGTCGGAATTAACCAATGATTCCGGCTTTGTGACTGCTTCCGCCATTCCGACAGAAACATCTGACCTTGTCAATGATTCAGGATTCATCACGGCAGCGGACATCCCGGCGATTCCATCAAAGACGTCAGACCTCACGAATGATTCAGGGTATATCACGGCATCGTCTGTACCTTCCGCATATGCTTCCAATCCGCTCATGGATGGTACCGCATCGGCAGGATCCTCCACGGCGTGGGCAAGAGGCGACCATCGACATCCGACCGATACAAGCAGGCAGGCGGCTTTATCAACGGCACAGCTTGCCGCTGTGAATTCTGGAGTTACTGCGGCGAAGGTACAGGAATGGGATTCGATTGAGGTGCCCACCAAAACGTCTGAATTGACCAATGATAGTGGGTTCATCACTTCTGTCCCGGTCCAATCAGTCAACGGCAAGACGGGGGCGGTTAATCTTGGCGCGGCGGATGTGGGTGCATTACCAGATACCACGGTGATTCCATCTAAAACCAGTCAGTTAACGAATGACTCCGGTTTTCTGACTTCCGCGCCCGTGACCAGTGTGAACGGAAAAACTGGTACGGTTAATCTGACTGCTTCTGATGTTGGTGCGCTTCCGTCTAATACGGCGATACCGTCCAAAACATCTGATTTGACCAATGACAGCGGATACATCACTTCGGCAGACCTTCCGTCCGTCCCGTTACCGTCTACGGCAAGTCCGAAAATGGACGGCACAGCGTCCGCCGGATCATCCGCGGCATGGTCGCGCGGGGATCACGTCCATCCGCACGACACCAGCAAGGCAGACAAGGCGACCACGCTTGCCGGGTACGGGATCACGAACGCCTACACCAAGACGGAGGTGAACAACCTGATCCCGACCGTGCCGACTAACATCTCCGCTTTTACCAATGACGCGGGATATGTCACCGCTTCATCGGTACCGGACGCTTCAACCGCGACACCATCCATGGACGGCACAGGAGCGGCTGGATCTTCCGCAGACTACGCAAGAGCGGACCACGTCCACCCGCACGATACCAGTAAGCAGGACGCGCTAACAGTGTCACAGCTTGCGGCGGTCAACTCTGGTATTACTGCGGACAATCTTGCGGTAAATGACGCGTCTGTCCTTTGCACGGTTACGCCCATAGAGCCTGAACTTTTGGAGCCATGCTACCACAGTAATACGTACGGTCGGTGTTGGTATTACAAAATCGGGCATCATGTCCATCTTCATGTCGGGATAAGCGGTCTGACATCCGGCACGACAGCAGATGTGTTTTATCTGCCAGAAGGGTACAGACCGCATAGCATACTATCAAACACTGGGACGGGAACGTCCATGACGAACTACTCACGTTTGAGAATTCAGACGGATGGAAGAGTTTTCATTAATGCAAATGCGACATCTGCTTGCGTGGATATCGAATTTGATGCTTTCCAGTGAGGTGAAAAATGATACAGACACAGTACATCAATCTTAATATGGTCCCGTCCGGAGTCATGCCTGTCATGTATTGTTCGCAGTACGATGTGGGCAGACCACTGGGAATAGTGGTCTATAATGGCGGCGAAGTGGTGGACCTTGATATTTTCACGGTAACTATTGAGGCGACCCGGTCGGACGGGACGGCAATCACTGCGGCAGTCACCACAGAGGGGAATGTCGGGGTATTTTCGACCACGGCGACCATGACGAATCAGGCAGACAGGTATTTGTCGAAGCTTGTGATTGCAGACGGCGAAGGGAACCGGATCGCGTCTTTAGCTTTCGCCATGTGCGTCACTCCGAGGACGATGGACGAAAATGCTGAGAGCATCGAAGAGGATGCGTCCCTGTATCAGCAGTATACCGGGACAGTCCAGACACTGATTGCGGACATCCGGCAGAACCTTGAAGCTGAAATTGCAAACCGTCAGGCGGCGGTTACGGCAGAGGCGCGGACGCGTGGAAGCGCAGATGCTACGCTTCAGAGCAATATTGATGCGGAAGCCGCAACCAGAGCGGCGGCAGATACGTCTTTACAGGCGAATATCAACGCTGAAGCGGCGGCGCGGACTGCGGCGGACAGTGCGCTGTCTACACGAATCGACAATCTGACAGTTCCGTCAGGGTCTGCACCTTCCACGGCGGAAATCCTTGATGCAAGAGTAGGCGAGAATGGACGCACATATAGCACCCTTGGGGAAGCGATTAGAGCGCAGGCTGGAGCATCTGTACGCGGATCAAGCCTCAATATAAATAATGATAATAAGGGCGATATTTGCGGTGGTACTTTTGACGGCATCCCCGTCAATACAATGTACGGCATAACTACCGGGACTGTGTTGGTCAACGCGCCGGACGAAGAATCTGACGCGCTTGAAGGTGGGTGGACGGCAATATTATCTCAGGGACGGACCGCTGTTACCCGCACCGGGATGGTGCAGATCTATATTAATTCGCGGCGTGTGTTGTATGTGCGAATGTACTGGAGCGGCAGCGTCTGGACGGGGTGGAGCAACTTGGGAACGGATCAGGATAAAATACCGATTGGACGCGGAAGCATTAACGCAACAATGGCGGGAAGTGACTACAGTAACCTCATAAGCCATATTATAAAACCGGGCGGATACAATCTGCTTACTGCATCTGCATGGACTGACGCGCCGGACGGTATGGAAAATTCCGCGATGCTTTATGTATTTAAAACATCTGCGGCGTACATGGTACAGATTGTCTACAATTCGATTGCTACGCGTATCTGGTACAGAATCGTCAATACAAACAACTATACTCCATACAAAGAGTGGGTCCAGTTTGGTATGGACACCGGGGCGATTTTTTCAAGGCGTGGGACTGCTTCGGCATCAGACTACAATGCGTTACTGAGTAATATTTTTACTCCGGGTGCTTACATGGTCGCAATGCGGGATTATACAGATTGCCCCGTGGTCCCGTTATCGGCGGCAAATGCCCTTTTGATGGTGTACCCGGTCAACAGTGTTTTCGCCGTGCAGATGCTTTTCGGTACAGGCGTGCAAAACCGACAGGTCTACTGGCGGATTGTCCGCAGTAACGGTGGAGTGTATTCATCATGGCGACCGCTTAACAGCTTAAATCCGCGGAACGTCCTTGGAATCGGGGACTCCATCTGTGAGGGCGGGCGGAATAGCAACAGGGGTTTTGTCGGAATCCTTGGATTGCCGTATGTAAATGCGGGTGTAGGTGGCGCAACCATCAGCACTGTTAGGGACACGACAACGCACTGGATTGAAAACCAGCTGACCGCGCAGACAGACGATTTCGACGCTGTCATCATGGAAGGTGGGTATAATGATTTTATTTATAATGCTCCGCTTGGGACACTGTCTCAGATTCCTATCAGAACATCCGACACGACCGCATATGAGGCGCTAAATGTCGGAACAGTATGCGGAGCGCTTGAACATCTTTTCATCACCTGCATCAGCAAATACCCGGACGCGGACCGCTTTTTCCTTATCTCCCACAAGACACGGAATTACCCGTGGATTCCGCACTTCACAGGCGGATACACTCAGGAGCAACTGCATGACACCATCGTGGCGGCTTGCAAGCTTTACAATGTGCAGGTGATTGACGTATATGCTGAGTCTCCGATAAACACGTACTTCCCGGAGTATTACAGTCCGACAGCGTGGAGTTCAGATAACTCTGTGGGTGATTCTGAATGGGTGGATAATGACCAAGTGCATCCGCTTTCCTTTGGTTATCTGCATGGGTATCTTCCGCTGATTCAGAAAGCACTGACGGCAAGCAGTCATAAATAAGGGGTGGGATCCCGTCCGGCGCGTCCATCAAATCGGTGGCGTGTCAGGTCCGGGCCCATGAGGAAAATGCATGCCGCTCCACCTTCACCCTCCAGCTCTATGCCGGATCCACGCCGAAAGGGGCGGAGACAACGGTAAGCGGCACCAGCAACACCATCTACACGCTGACGACCGGAAGCTGGACACGTGCGGAGCTGGACAGCCTTGTGCTTCACACGGAATACGGGTACTATGGGGGACTTGTCGCAGGCGCGACGCTGACCATCGCTTACACGATGGATTCTGCCTCCTATGACGTGACGCTGACGGGCAACGGTACCGGGTGGAGTATCACCGGGAGCGGGATATATCAGAAGTCCGGCGGCGCGTGGTCACAGGTCAGTTCCGTAGCATTAGATGACATCATCGAAAGGAAATAATATGCCCACAGACATCATTCTCGCAGTATTTGCTTCATCCGGTTTCTGGGCGTTCGTGCAGTTCTGGATAACGCGCAATGACGGAACCAAGGCGGAGCTTAAGTCCATTGCCACGGACGTCAAGCGGCTTTACGACAAGGTGGACGAGAATGCGGCGGTCCTTGCTCGGACTCATATCCTCAGATTCGATGACGAATTACTGAACGGTATCGACCATTCACAGGAATATTTCCATCAGCAGATGGACGATATCGACACCTACGAGGACTACTGCCGGGCGCACCCGACTTTCCGTAACTCCTACACCACCATAGCGGCGGAACACATCAAAGAGACCTACAAGAGCTTGCTCGCAAAGGGCGAGTTCAGAAAGGAGCAATAATGATTTCCGATAAGACTTATGACTTTATCAAGATGGTCGCGCTGATCGGCGCGCCCGTCATCGTTTTTCTGTCGGCGCTTTGCAATATCTGGGCGGTCCCTCATGCGGCAGAGCTGACGGCGACGCTGGCGGCTATCGACACGCTGATCGGCGCGGTGGTGGCAGCGCTCAAAGCTGCCTATGATAAGAAGGTGAGCGAGTGACCGAAAAAGACATTGTCATTTGTGGGCATGGGTCCGGGACTCCGTCGCTCAAGAATCTGGACTGGTATTTGTCCTACCGCTACGCCCAGAAGATGAGCAACGACAAGCGGAAGGGCCTGCTCCGGGTGCGGAGGCTCAAGGGCATGACTTCCGTCAAGGAAGCAACCTTCCACGACACCTATGCGACCATTTTGGGACGGAATTCGTACAACCAAGACCTGCGCCAGTTCGTCTACACGCCTCGCAACGGGCGCTACTACAGTGACTGCAGCTCCTCCGGGTGCGCTACGTATCAGCGCATGGGCTTCGAGATTCCGTTAATGAATACGGCGGAAATGCTTAACTCGTCCCTGTTCGAGGACGTCCCGGTCCGGATCGTCGCCGGGCACATCACAAACCCCGAAGTGCTCCGGGTGGGAGATGCCCTGCTCTTTGCCGGGAATATCAACCGTCCAAACCTCAGCTATGTCGGTCACGTGGAGTACGTCTACGAAATGCCGGAGATCTACCACACAGGCTGGGAACAGAGCGGAAATATCTGGCACTACCTCGACCATGGCGAGCCTGTCCGCGATGTGTGGAGGTACGTCGGCGGTCGCTGGTATGTCTTCGACGGAAGCGGTCGCATGATCACGGGCTGGTATCACGATTCCACGGACGAGTGGTACTACATGGCCGAGGACGGCGGTATGTGCTCCTCCCAGTGGGTGACCACGGACACCGGTCAGTATTATCTCTGTGCCGACGGTCGCATGGCCAGGGAGTGTTATGTCCGGGATAGCCGGCAGATTGCTCCGGGACGGTATCTCTATTACTGGGTCGATGCGGACGGACGCTGGGACCCGGCCTGGGATACGGAAAGCCCAGACCTCGAAAAGTATCAGCTCGCTGACGCTCAGAAAAATTAACTTGCCGGTAACTTGCCGATTTAGTCAACAAACGGGCCTTTTAGTCAACGAATCCTTAGTTAAGCCTCGCGCGGGAGACCGTGCGGGGCTGTTTTTATGTAATAATATGTAATAATATGGAAGCAGAACAAAAGCGCATTTGTGCCATGAATATGCCATGACCCTGAAAAAACCGCGCAGATACGTGCTTCGTGGACTTACCCCACAGAGTTCGAATCCCGCCGGACACACGGACAAAGAAAACCACGCAGATACGTCAAAACGGCGTAGATGCGTGGTTTTTTCTGTTTCTGAGGTGAGACAAAAATCGAAGGAAAGATACAATTTTGCCACGTTTCGACAAATTCCGTGCCATGAATTTGCCATGAAAAAAGCTACTCAAGTATGGTAGCCAAGTGGTCTAAGGTGCGCTTGTCCATCTCCGCCCGGCGGTCATCCATGGCGTGGCGGTAAACGGCTTTCAGCACGTTGTCCGTCTTCCAGCCTCCCGCTGCCATGATGTAGACATCGGGGACGCCCAGAGCGTGGGCGGTCGATGCGTAGTAGTGTCTCAGTTTGTGGACGGAAAACCGGGGAATGCCGAGCCGAGCCTGCACCCGGCGGAGCTGGACGGTGATGGAGCAGGGCGAGCCGTCGTAAATGCACCCACGCGCACGGATGAGGTCCGCGAGCGACTCCGGCAGCAGGACGGTCCGGGTAGATTCCGGGGTTTTAGTGCGATCCACAGTCTGGTAGCTTCCGTCCTCCGTCTGGATCCGCGCCCGGTGGATGTGGAGCCGGTTGTCGTCGGTGAGGTCGGAGAGTGACAGCCCGCATATCTCGGACCGGCGGAGTCCCAGAGCGGCGAGGGCGACGGGTATCTCGTACTTCGTGCCTCTCAGCGCCTCGCAGACGGCTTTTACTTCTGCGTCCGTCGGAATGTGTGGCTCGGCCTTTTTACGCGGCGGTACGGTCACGTGGAGGGCGAGGGAGGGATTGTAGGCACGGAGCACGACGGAGATGAAACCGGAAAGGTTCGCGGTGGTCTTCGGGGCGTGGGTCCGTGCATGGTCGGAGATGACGCGCTGGACGTCCTCCTGCGTTATCTGCGGCAATCTGAGCGCGCTGAAGCGCTTATATTCCGTCTCAAGCTTCCGTTGCATTTGCCGATAGGCCCGGAGCGTGGAAGGGCTCAGGACGCCCTCTACGGTGCCGAGATGGCGCTCCATGGCCTCCGCGAAGGTGATCTCCCGCGCTGGCTTGCTCCCGCCGTCCGTGATCAGGGCGGACAGGAGTTCCAGCGCCTCGCGCTGGGTGGGCTTATAGTCGAGCTGGAGCCGGTAGGTCTTTCCCCGGACGGTCTTCCGGATGCGGTAGCGACCGGAGGGGAGTTTCTCAATATTGATTTTCATGGTATAATTACCTCGCCAATACAGATAGGAATATCTGGGAAGCCTCGCGCCTGCGCCAACAGGTGCGGGGCTATTTTTTATGTGTCTCCGCCTCCTGCTTCGAGACGTCTCCCGGCTGGAAGTCGTCTCGTCGTAGATGGTCGAGTTCGTGCTTGTAAGTCGCAAGATTGCGTTCTCTGGAGTCCCTACTGTTAAGTAACACGGTGTAGGTGCCGTCCCCGTTCTGCCGGATCAGTCCATGGACGGAGGACGGCAGGTCGTAAAGCTTTACTATCACATCGTTGTCGGTCAAGTCTCGCGTCTGTCCTTTCGTAGTAACGCTTCGACGGTAGCCTGGACGACTCGCAGGTCTTCCGCCGGCACGTTCCGGGCCGCGTCGAACAGGACACGGAGCTCCGGGTTATCCTTCAGCTTCTGTGCAAGTTCTGCCGTTTCGCGATCCAGATACCACATCTTATCATCTTCGCGGTCCGTATTTTGGGACTGCTGAGGCATATCTTCCCAGCCCATCAAGTACGCGGGCGTCACATCCAGAGCCTTCGCGAACAATTCGACCTTATTAAGCGGGAGGTCTCGCGCCAGTTCAATCTTATTGACGGAAGAGCGGGACTTATATCCGCACTTCTTCGCAAGTTCATCCTGTGACATCCCAAGTTCCAAGCGCTTCGATTTAATACGTTCTCCGACATTCATAATGTAAACCTCCCTTCGTAGACAATGATAACACCGTGTTGAAAATTAATCTACAAAATATTGCAAATAGATGTTGACATAAGGTCTACACCGAGTATAATGATTGATGTAGGCAAAATTTCTACAACAAAATATTGTAAAGAAAGGGGGACATAAATTGGTTGATACACAACTTCTTGAGGATTGGATCGAGAAGTCCGGCAAGCGAAAATCGTATCTCGCTGAAAAAGTCGGCTGTTCAATTCAGGCGCTACGAATGAAGGTAACGAACAAATCCGATTTCCGGTCGTCCGAAGTAGACACATTGTGTACAGAGCTGGGGATCACGCGCCTCACGGACAAGGAAAAAATTTTCTTCAAAAAGTAGACATATCGTCTACATGGAAGGGATGGTGAACAACGTGGAGTTCCGAGAAAACTGTATCGAATTTCTGACTGGAGAGGACCGAGCTACTCTGACCCTCACTCAGCGGTCAATGATTACGAAATTCAAGAAATTACATAGCGCGCACACGACGGAAACGGACTACATCCAGAACCGCGACGGGAGCATTTGCGCTCACATGCCCGTATCGTGGATCAGGTTCGCGGCTCCAGCAAAGCTGAGTGACGAGGAGAAGGAACGGAGGCGCGCAGTGATGGCGAAAAACTTCGAGCGCGCTCCGGAAAAATCGGGGCACAATTCCATCGAAACGGAGGAGGTGGAGGACTAATGCCACGAGTACTTTTAACCCCCACCCAGCGCCGCTGGGCGTGGCTCGATGACGCGCTCCGGGAGATAGACATCCACCGCGCCGGGAAGCGGGCGCTCCGGCATGACAGTGCCATGTCAGAGGAGGCAGGGGTGTCCAGAGCGGTCTTGAGCAAGTGGAGAACAAAGACGGCGTTTCCGAGCCTCAGTCCGTTCGCCAAGATCTGCGTCACGGCGGGCTTGCGGGACGAGGAGATCGGGAAGCTCGTAAGAAAGTTGGGGGAGATATGAGGAGCAAAGAATTGTGGTTTCCGTTAAGCATGGTCGGCATCGGTGCCGCGCTGATCGTGACCATCTCAGCCGCTGACAGGGCGGTCGAGGCACAGGCAGCCGTCATGCAGAGGAGTTCCGCTGCAATCACGACCACAGCCGAGGAGCTTCCGCCGGATGCTATCTGGGCGAGCGAAGCGACCTACGCGCCGGTCGAGGGCATCACGATGGTCGAGCCGGTGCCTGTGGAGACCGAGCCGGAGGTGGATGAGGAGGAGCTTTACATGCTCGCGCATTTGCTCGCGGGCGAGTGCCAGAGCTACAGCCGGGAATGCCAGATGTATGTCGGAAGCGTTGTGCTAAATCGCGTAGCGCACCGAAGCTATCCGAACACCATCGAGGGCGTGATTTTTCAACATGGTCAATATGCCTGCACGAAGGACAAAAATTACTACCGCGAGCCCACGCCGACCAACTGGAAGGTAGCTGAGGAACTTCTCCGCGGTGGATCCGTCCTGCCGGCGAATGTCGTGTTCCAGGCACAGTTCCGCCAGGGCGACTTCTGCTATGCGAAGGTTGATGGCGAGTATTTCTGTGGAATCGAGGTGCGCTGATGGATATCCACTACTGGCGAAACTCCAGCGAGCGTTCTGCTTTCTTCCGTTCCGCAACATTTACGCTGACGTGGAACGGACTGCGGAAGGGCGTCCGCGATGGCATGGAGCGCAATGGTATTAAGAGCATAAAGATTAGATCCGAAAGGGGGGATGACGATGGAGACACCGAAGAAGCTGACGTATGAGGAGATATGCGCCCTTCCATCCGGGAGCATTATCCTTGAGCACTACCACCACGACTGGGCGGATATAGACGGCAAGATGGAATTCAAGCTGTCGCTCTGCAAGGGAGTCCCATATCTCAAGGGTAAGTACGGCGGACGCTTCAAACTTAAACCGGAGGACGTGGAACGGAATGAGTATTTTCTTATAGCGCTCGGCACATGGAGAGGAGGCAAAAAGAATGCTGTGTGAAATGAAGTCGAAGGAAGATAAGGCGAAAATCTGCGCCCAGCTCCTGAAGCTGCTCCGCATGACTCGTGACCAGGAAGCGCTCGTGGAGCTTGAGTATCGGAAGTACGACGACACCTATGATGAGGTCGTACATGTCATGTACAGAAGCGGGCGGACGCAGGACATCAATGTCACGGCTGACTCGGGCATCGCGCTGATCCGGGACGTCATGAGGGCTTTGCGATGAAGGTAATCAAGAAAGAGCCGGACAAGTTCCCGGAAGTCGTGGATATTCCGAACGAGCTGGACGCGCTGCAGGAAGCAGTCGGCGGTTACATCGAAGTATTTCCAGTCGCGACGGACCTGGTCATCCTCTGCGATGAAGAAGGACGAATCGACGGGAAGCCATTTAACTGCAATCTCTGCGGGGCTGATTTCTGCGGGACCATCATGTTCGTCGGTGTGGACGGCGAGGAGTTTACTGACGTCAGCGAGCGCGTCGTGAGGCTGTTTAAGGATTTATGGGAAAAGTAATGCGCCCAGCCGATTGCAGTCGGACTGAGCGCGAAGGGATGGTGTAAGCGGGAACTTACCCTCCCAGTATAGCACAAAAGGAGGATGAGATGACACTTTACGAATTAACAGCAGAATATCGTCAGTTATTGGACATGGCAGAGGATCCCGACGTGGATCCGCAGACATTGGCGGATACGATGGATGCCGTTGAGGCGGAACTCGAAGACAAAGCGGATGCCTATGCGACTATCATCCGACAGCTTACTGGCGATATTGAGACCATCAAGTCGGAGATCGACCGCCTGACAGCAAGAAAGAACGCGCTGGCGAACAATATCGACCGCCTAAAAACCAACTTGCAGTACTCCATGACCATGACCGGACAGACCAAATTTAAGACGGCGCTTTTCAGCTTCTCCGTCGCAAAGAATCCTCCGTCCGTCGTCATGGACGAGCAGTATATCGAGAACATTCCGGAACGGTTCCTTATCCAGCAGGAGCCCAAGATCGACAAAAAAGCAATTAAGGACGCACTGAAATCCGGTGAAGACCTGACCGGAGTGGCACATCTCGAGCAGTCTGAAGGGCTGCGTATCAGATAAGGAGGGACATAGATGAAAGGAACGTACGAAGTGGAAATGACCTACGCCGAGCTGAAGCGCATGGCGCTCAAGGAGGCGCTTGCGGACTATGTCAGCAATAATCGCTACTCAGCCAGCGTAGAAGTGATCCGGGCGCTCTGCGGCATGATCGAGAAGACGGAAGAAAAGGGGGTGGAGTGATGGCGAAGGTAATCGGCGTGATGGGCGAGAGCGGCAGCGGCAAAACGACCGCAATGAGAAACCTGCCGCCCGACCAGACATTTTATCTTGACTGCGACAAGAAAGGCCTCAACTGGAAAGGCTGGAAAAAGCAGTACAACATCGACAAGATGAACTACTGGTCTTCCGATAGCTTCACGGTGGCGTCTTCCGTGCTGAACAAAGTAAACACCGAGGACAAGTTTAAGCACATCAAGTATGTCGTCATCGATACGCTGAACGGGCTCATGGTGGCGGAGGAGATGAGGATCCTCGCCATGCAGAGCGGAGACAAGCGCAGCGCGTGGAGCGATCTGGCACAGAATGGATGGGCAATCATCAACCAGTGTTTAACGATGCGGGATGACTTAACGGTGATTATCCTTTGCCACTCCGAAACAATCAGCGACGAGAACGGCATCGTCCGCACCCGGATTAAGACCAACGGACGGAAACTGGAGAAACTCGTACTCGAGTCCAAAATGACTACGGTCATCTGGGCGGTACGGCAGGACGGTAAGTACAAATTCATTCTTTCCGCCGATGGCAGCACCGTAAAGGTCCCGCTTGGCGCGTTTGACACGGACGAGTGCGAAAACGACATCATGATCGTGATCAAAGCCATGGAGGACTATTGATGAATAAAAGGTCCATGAAAGAATACCGAATCTGGAAAGGGATGAAGGCGCGTTGCTATGCTCCATCTTTTCGAGATTCGTACTATCAACAGGACGGAATCCAGGTATGCGACAGATGGCGGAATGATTTCAATGCTTTCCTCGCAGACATGGGATCCATTCCGGGACCGGAATACTCCATCGAACGAATCGACCTATATGGAGACTATTGCCCGGAAAACTGCAAATGGATCCCAATGAGAGACCAGATGAAGAACAGGCGGAATGTTCCGGTCTATGAATACGCCGGGGAGCGTCATTGCTTGAAAGAATGGTCGACGATTCTCGGATTTAATCTTTCAAGAGTGCGCGGACGAATCAGAAGAGGGTGCTCATTTGATGACGCCATCAAAGAAGACCTTTATAAAAGGCAGGTTGTTATTCGTGGCGTTTCCAAGACAGTCAAAGAATGGTGTCAGGTTTTCAATCTGAACACTGGGAACATCTACTCGAGAATTCATCGAAGATGGAGCAAAGAAGACGCTATTTTAATGGATCAAAACAAAGTCGTAATTCATTGAGGAGGACACCCACATGAAAGCATTTTCCGGCTACAACGAAACCAAGGCATACGGCTCCGCACGGGAGCAGCTCCCGAAGGGCGGATACGTCTGCAAAATCATGAAGGCTTCCGTCGAGAGCGGTCAGTACGGCGACCAGCTTGTCGTCGCTCTGGACATCGCGGAGGGCGAATACAAGGACTTCTTCGCCAACGATTACCGCTCTCAGGATCGCGAGGACAAGAAATGGACCGGCAACTATTACCTCACCGTTCCGACCGACGACGGATCCGAGAAGGATGGGTGGTCGAAGAGAAAGTTCAAGACCTTCACCAATGCGGTCGAGGACAGCAATCCCGGCTATACATGGAACTGGGACGAAGCCACGCTGAAGGGCAAGCTGTTCGGCGGTCTTTTCATCTCAAAGGAAAAAGTCTCCGGAGATACCATCTATACGAATACGATCTGCGGAGGCGCGACTACGGTCGGTGCGATCCGCGAGGGCAAATATAAACTCCCGAAGGACAAGGTCGCGAAGAACGCACCCGCAAGCGCCCGCCCGGCTTCCGGTGACACAGGCTTCATCGAGGTCCCGGAAGGCGCGGGTGAAGAAGGTCTCCCGTTCTGATGGACGCGTTCCAGCAGAAGGAAGTCCTCCAGTCTTTCCGAGTGCTGGTTGACCGCCGGGAGCAACAGACGGACAGAGCCAGGCGCCGATATAAGGCGTTTGGCTCTCCATACGAGATGGCGACTTTGTCGTACTGCGATTACGCATACAACGCCATCCTCCCGGACGGTCGGGAGATTTACGACACTTCCGATACGGTCCGTCCACTGTGCGCCATAGAACGGAAAATGGACCTCGATGAACTTGCCGGGTGCTTTACCAGAGACAGGGCACGCTTCCGGCGCGAGTTCGAGAGAGCCAGGGACGCGGGGGCGCGGGTGTACCTCTTCGTGGAGAATGCGACATGGGAGAACCTTATCGCCGGAAAATATCGAAGTCGGTTTAATTCGGTCGCATTCCTGGCGTCGCTCACAGCGTGGACGGTCCGTTACTCCCTGCAGGTCATCTTCTGCAAAGAGGAGACATCCGGGCGGCTAATAAAGGAAGTGCTCTACCGGGACTTAAAGGAACGGCTGGAGAGGGGGGATTTTGGATGAAAGAAAAAGACCGTATTGACGGATGGATCTTGCTGGATCGAAACATCCGGGATCACTGGGTTTATTCCGAACGACCATTCAGCCGCTTCAAAGCGTGGATAGATCTTATCCTGTCGGCAAACTTCCGGGACAAGACCATCATGGTGAACGGCAAGCCTTTTTTGGTGAAGCGCGGGACATTTTTGACCTCAGTACGTAAGCTTGCGGAACGCTGGGGATGGAGTAAAAACAAGACTTCCCGCTTTCTGACAACTTTATGTGCTGAAGGAATGATCAAAACCGGGACGCCATCAGGGACACTGATAACCATTGTAAACTATGAGTTTTATCAGGGTAGGCGGGACAGCAGACGGGACACGAAAGGGACACGCGCGGGACAGAGACGGGACACGAAAGGTGCACAAGAGAAAGAATTCAAAGAAGGGATAAAGAAAGAAGAAAGAAAAGAGCTTTCGTTCACTCCAATCGAAAACGACGACGATGACGACGGCATGACCATGGAGGAGTACGACAGGATGAGGGAGGCGGAAAAGAATGGCTCTTTATGAATTCTCACGGGAGGATGCGGAACGCTTCGCCCGTGAGCAGAGCGCGCGGGTGCGGACGCGGGGCGATGAGCTGCAGTTCCAGTATTGTCCGTACTGCCACGGAGGTGGAGCGGATAAGTATACCTTCAGCATCAATTTGCAGAACGGGACCTTCCGCTGCCTCCGGGCGAGCTGTGATGCAAAAGGCAACATGATCACGCTGCACAAGGACTTCGACTTCTCACTTGGGACGGAAGTGGATGCATATTACGGAGACGGTTACAAGAAGTTCCGGAGCATCCACCGGAAGAAGCGGGCGGAGACCACGAGCCCGGCGGTCGAGTACATGAAGACCAGGGGCATCAGCCAAGCTGTGACAGAACGGTACGGAATTACCACCCAGAAGGAGCACGACAACGTGGTCGTCTTTCCGTTCTACGATGCGGACGGACTCCTCCGGTTCGTGAAGTACAGGAACACGGAGTTCCAGCCGGGCGGAAAAGGCTCGAAGGAATGGTGCGAGCCGAACTGTATGCCGATCCTGTTCGGAATGGATCACTGCAATCCGGACAAGAAGACGCTGATCATGACGGAAGGCCAGATAGACAGCCTGAGCGTGACGGAAGCCGGCTTCGAGAATGCCGTCTCCGTGCCGACCGGAAAGAACGGGTTCACGTGGGTGCCGTACTGTTGGGACTTCCTCAATCAGTTCGAGACGCTGATCATCTTCGGAGACCATGAGCGGGACGAAATCACCCTTCTGGATGACATGAAGGTGCGATTCCACGGGACCGTCAAGCACGTCCGCCCGGAGGATTATCGGGGATGCAAGGATGCGAACGATATCCTGCGGAAATTCGGACCGGAAGCGATACGCGAGGCAATCACCAACGCTGTCCCGGTCGAGGTGGCGGAAATCAAGCAGCTTGCGGACGTCGAACGGGTGGACCTGAGCACCATGAAGCGGTTCAGCTCCGGGCTCCCGTCTCTGGATCGGACGCTCGGCGGGTTCTACTTCGGTCAGCTCATCATCATCACCGGAGAACGAGGAGAAGGCAAGTCGACGCTTGCATCACAGTTCGCCACGTTCGGGATCCGCGCGGGGCACAGCGTGTTCTTCTATTCCGGCGAGCTTATGGACTGGTACTTCCGGGCGTGGATCGACTACCAGATAGCCGGGCCGGGGCACATCAACGCCAAGAGGAGCGAGGACGGAACGGAAACATACACGATAGACGCGAGCATATATCCGAAGATTGCGGAATGGTATCGGGGCAAGTTTTACCTGTACGACAATTCAGCGGTGTTCAACGAGAACAGCGAGGGATTGCTGAAGACATTGGAAAAGGCCGTGAAGCAGTACGGGTGCTCCATCATCTTCATCGACAATCTGATGACGGCAATCTCGGACGATGTCACAAGCGATCTTTACCGGCAGCAGACCGTCTTCGTCAAGGACCTCGCGAACATTGCGAAGAACCTGAACGTGATTATCTTCCTGATCGCACACCCACGGAAGAATAACAGCTATATGTTCGAGAACGACGACGTGGCGGGCTCCAGTAACATCACGAACCTTGCAGATGTGGTCATGCGGTACGCCAGACCGCGCGGAGACGGCGAGGATCCGGACACAAGCGATAGGATCCTGCAGGTCACGAAGAACAGGCTGACCGGAAAGACGGACAGGTACGGAACCAGGCTCGTATTTGACGAGCGGTCAAAGCGCATTGATGAAATGCATAGCTGGAGCTGGACGCTTGGATGGGAGCGCGGAGCGCAGGGCTTCGCGGACGTGGAAAGTGAGGTGTTGCCATTTGGCGAGTAATAAGGACTTCGCGCATCACGAATTTGAGATCCAGCGCGATTTGTGGATGGTCTTCAAAGAGCATTACAACGACTCGCGCCAGGAGGACGCGAACCAGGCTTTCACGGAGCTGAATGAGGTGTGCACGAGATACGGGTGTACGGAATTCTGCATGGCCATGGCGACCGCCATGAACAACCAGCTGATGCGGAGGTGGAACGAGAACCATGGAACGAAGTGAAGCAAAATATTTTACCGTATCAAAACTTAAATGGATGAGCCCTCACGCTGACCGGATGCATTATGCAGTTCGCCCGCGCGGGGAGTCATTGGAGATTATGAGGGCGTATGCCCGGAAGGTGAGGGAGCATGTGGGGACAAGTGAGTCTCAAGAAGGCGCTGAAAGGCTATCTGACGGGGCGGACGGTCAAAGCGGTGGATTTGTCGGCTGAAGTTGTCCGCGACCTTTCAGAGGTCATGGAGGCGCTCAGCGACGGCGTGGTGTTCTTCGCGGAGACCGTCGCCGTGGAAAATATCGAATTCAGGGAGGAAGTGGAGGATATGGTGAAAGAAGACACGGTTATGGAGCCGGAACCAAAGAAGAAAAAGCCGCACACGCACAAGACGCTCGAGCAGACGGAGGCGGAATGGGCAAACCGGAAAATCACTGACCTGCCGAAGCTCCACGCACTCTGCAAGGCCGGATGGAAGGTGAAGGACCTCGCGGACGAGTTTAAATGCTCGGAGCAGACGGTGCGGAACACCATGAAGCGGGAGGGGATTGCATGAAGGAAATCTGCAAAAACTGCATCCACGCCGCGCCCACCTACAAAGGCGTGAGCTGTGACGTCAAGGGTAAGAAGGTAAAGACCACGGACACCTGTGAACGGTACGTTCCGAAGGGAGGTAGACGATGAGAACAATGCTTGAAATCGGCAAGGACCTGCTCAATCTGTTCGGGGAGACGAACAAACCCGACGTGAAGGACGGCGCCCGGAAAGAGTACGTTGACCGCTTTGCAGACATCATGAAGGACTTCTTCCAGTATGTGGCGGAACGACCGGCATGGCATTCCGTAGAAGATGAGCTTCCTCCGGACACAGACTCTGTACTTGTCTGGGTGCCGGACGGGAAATGGAAGAACGTGACCTTTAAGGACTGCGTCCTTTTCGGCTCCTACGACCCGGATGGGTGGATGCTTGAAGATTATCCGGAGGCAGAGGAGCTGACCATCACGCACTGGATGGATCGGCCAGAAGGACCGGAGGGAAAGAGATGAGCGGCTTGATCAGGAGGGCGGACCTTTTCAATCTCCTCGCCACCGCCCAGACGTTGGCAGAAGCATACGCGGTCATCCAGGGAATGCCGGAGGTGGACGCGGTCGAGGTGGTAAGGTGCAAAAACTGCGAGCACTGCTACACCGCGGATATGGTGGACCTGCCGGCGTGCGCGCTGCACGGCTTTTTCGTGGATCCGACGGGATTCTGCTCAGGAGGGGAGGAGAAGGATGATTGAGCACGTCAGGAAGGATAAGGTGCTGACATTGGTTAGGAACAGCTTGCCGTCAGAAGAACTTTCATCGGTCTTGCTCTATCAGGGCGTCAATCAGATGGAGTCCGAGGATGTCGCTCCGGTGAGGCATGGGCGGTGGATAAAGTCAAATGCAGAGGGCTTTGTATGCTCTGTCTGCCGCAACGGGTATAAGAATCAGCCAACTTTAATGGGCGAGCCAATGTTTGAGTATTGCCCTGTGTGCGGGGCGAGGATGGACAGATAGGACGGTGACGGGAATGGATGACACGATCCACAGAAAGGCGGCGTTGAATGCCTGTAAAAATCCAGAGGACGGAGAAAATGCTTATGCCTTTGGCGACGACATAGAGAAAAGGCTGAAGGCATTGCCATCCGCACAGCCAGACCTTGACGAGTGGTGCTCCGACTGCAAAGAGTACGACAAAGACCGTCACTGTTGTCCGCGTTATAACCGGGTGATACGGACCGCACTGGATGACGCCACCCCGTGGAAGTGGACTCCCGTAGAGGATGCTCACCCGGTCAAGAGCGGCTCGTACCTCGCGTGTAATGCACGCGGCGCGGTCTACACGGTCTTCTATTTTGGCAATCGTTGGGGCACGGACGGCGTGATCGCATGGGCGGAACTGCCTGAGCCGTACCGGAAGGAGGGAAAGCATGACTGACCAGACAGCTAAAGCGGACGCGGGGAAGCCTCGTCTCACGCTGGTCCCGCGTCGGATTATTACAGCCATCGCACGGGTCCGGATGTATGGAAACGAAAAGTATCACGACCCGGAAAACTGGCGCCAGGTCGAGCCGGAGCGCTACCGTGACGCGCTTTTCCGCCATCTCCTCGCTTACCTCGACGATCCGCACGGCGTGGATGATGAGAGCGGACTCCCGCACCTCTGGCATCTCGCGTGCAATGTGGCTTTCCTTTGCGAAATGGAGGCTGACCATGACGGGAATTGATCTTGCAATTGCTTTTTTTCTTGGCTTCGCACTCGGATGCCTTGCTGGCGTCATCGCTATCTGCTATCTCATGTTTAAGGGGGTATTCGATGAGCCTGAAACGAAGACTTAAACGTCAAATCGCCCGACAGGTTGCTCGTGAGGGCGCTAAGTCCGTCATCGCCCGGTTGGACGCCGCATCAGAACGCACGGATCGGGAGCTTCGCGAAGAACAGCAGCGGAACCGGGTGGAAGACACCAAGACGGTCCTCGCGCTTATGATGGCCATCCCGACCACGGTGCTCTGCCGCGACCTCGGCTGGAAGCCGCTGGAGGGGACGCCTGCAGACAACCGCCGACAGCTTCGTCGGTTCGCCGAGCTCATCATGGCGGAGTGCGATAAGGTGTTTGATAATCAAGTAAATTTACAGACTTACCTCGACGAATGCTACGAGCGCTACGGCGTGCGGTATAGCTTCGAGGAGTGAAAGGAGGCGGTCACATATGGACGCCAAGCAGTACCTCAGACAGATACGGGTGATGGAGACGCGTATCTCAATACGCCAACGCCAGATCAGAGACCTGCGGCGGTCGATGTCCTATCTCAAGAGCATGGACTACTCCGCTGACCGCGTCCAGACATCAGCGACAGGGACGGGCTTCACCTCGGAAGCAATCCGGCTCGCCGACCTCGAGATGGAAGCGGAGAAGCAGATCCGTGCGTGCGAAGCTCTCCGGGCGAAGATAGTCGGACAGATAGAATGCCTCGAGGATCCGCGTTATGTTGACATCCTTTCGAGTGTCTACATCCACCGCAGAGACCTCATGGACGTGGCGGATGCTCTGCATTACGACTATTACTGGACCTGTCACCTGCATGGCGAGGCACTGAAGGCGTTCGAGGCTAAGTACCTTAAAGACCGCAATCAACCGCAAGCCACCGCAAAAGAATCGTGATATTTTGTTACAAGAGGTTTCAGGGCTGAGACCTCAGGCAAGTCACATCCCTGCTTGCCACACTGACCGGGCCGTCCATGATCGGGCGGCCTGTTCATTTTGGAGGACCCCCATGCGTATAGACCGTACCCCCGGAAACCGTGGGGCATTCGAAGCCGCCCGGCAGAAGATCCTAAAGACCCAGACCGTCTGCGGGATCTGCGGCAAGCCGGTCGACTTCAGCTACAAAGCGCCGCATCCTTTATCACCAACCGTTGACCACATCATCCCTGTCAGCAAAGGAGGCCACCCCTCCGATATTTCCAACCTCCAGCTGGCCCATCGGTGCTGCAACCGTCAGAAATCAGACAGTTTGATCGAACCTCGCAAGGTGGAGGAAAGTGACAAGACCCTCCCCAACGACATTCTGGAACAGCATGCAATCTGGGCGGACTTCCGATATGGGGGCGGGTGAGTACCTCCCCGGGTACGTCCTGCCAATCATCCCGCCGACGTATGCACAAAAAAACACACGGTACTATAACACGTAGAACACGGAGCAACGAAAATGGCTGAATACAAAGGAATTGAATATTTACGCAATAAGCTGCTTGCTAAGAGAGATCGTGTCCTGCTCCGGTATAGCTACTACGATATGAAGCACCGGGCAAGGGACTTTGGCATCAGCAGTCCGCCGGACCTCGTCGGCGTGATGGGCGTCCTCGGATGGTGCGCGAAGGCCGTCGACAGTCTCGCGGACCGGCTGACGTTTCAGGGCTTCGAGAATGACGCCTACGGACTCGCGAACATCTACGCCATGAACAATCAGGACATCCTGATAGATTCCGCGATCCTCGGGGCGCTGATCAGCTCGTGCGACTTCATCTATATCACGGAAGATTCTGATGGATTCCCGAAGATGAGGGTCATTGACGGAAGGCATGCCACCGGCATTATCGATCCGGTGACGAACATGCTGAAGGAAGGATACGCCGTCATAGAGTTCGACGAGTTTGACAACCCGATCATGGAAGCGTACTTCGTTCCGGGTTCCACGACCATTATCGAGAAGGGCAAAAAGCCGTACAGTGTGCGGAATGTCGCACCGTATCCGCTTCTGGTCCCAGTCATCTACCGCCCGGACGCGACGAGACCGTTCGGTCATGCGCGGATCAGCAGGGCATGCATGGATATCGTCGACAGTGCGGTCCGCACGGTGAAACGCTCGGAGATCTCCGCAGAGTTCTACAGCTACCCGCAGAAGTACATCCTGGGCATGGACCCGAACGCCGAAAAGATGGACAAGTGGAAGGTGACCATGTCCTCCATGCTCCGGATCGACAAGGACGATGACGGCGACAAGCCCGTGGTCGGACAGTTCCAGACCGCGCCGCAGACGCCGCACACCGAACAGCTCCGTCAGCTTGCCGGACTGTTTGCCGGAGAGACGGGGCTCACGCTCGATGACCTCGGGTTCCCGAGCCAGAACCCGTCGAGCTCCGAGGCCATCAAGGCAGCGCACGAAACGCTCCGTCTGACGGCACGCAAGGCGCAGAGGACGTTCGGCGTCGGGTTGCTCAATGCCGGATACCTTGCCGCCTGCATCCGCGACGGTCAGCCTTACGCACGGAACCAGCTGAACCGGACGCGCCTCATGTGGGCGCCGATATTCGAGGCGGACGCCTCCGCACTGGGCGGCATCGGCGACGCCATCATGAAGATTCAGTCCTCGTTCCCGGATTACTTTACGGAAGACAAGCTCCGCGAGCTGACAGGTATCTGACATGGATGATGTGAAGACCATTCTCCGCAACTATACGCGGAGCAAGAAGGCAGTCCGGGACATTGACACGTTCGGAGCCGCGCAGAACTACGCCGAGAAGCTCGGGAAGATACTCGCGGACGCTATCGGGACCGAGTTCGAGGATGTTGCGGAGGAAGACCTCGCGCTCGTCCTGCGGTCGGTGCTGAAACGTGCTTATGATGACTCTGCAGTAGCAGCGGCTTCCGCCCAGTACCGGCAGAACCAGAAAGCAAAGCTCGGCATCGGGACGCTCCGGGCGGAATTTGACCCGGCGAATGCTGACAAGGTCGCGGAAGAGCTTGCCGGCAAGATCGCCGCGCCCGGTCTGGTCGAGAACCTGATCAAGCAGAGCACCATCGGCGCGGTCGATGAGACCATCCGCAGGAACGCCGAAGCCCGTGAAGAAATGGGGCTCGATGTCAGCATCGTCCGCACCTATTCGGACGTCGGTCTCCGCGCCGGCACGAAGTACTCTGAGGATTGCGAGTGGTGCCTCGAACGGTGCGGCGAATGGGACAACTACAAGGATGCAAAAGACGCCGGGTGCTTTGAACGGCATCCCGGCTGTCTCTGCATGATAGATTACCACGTTGGCAGGACTCACTCCGTTTCTACGGGCGGAAGCTGGGTCAACATCTAAGGGAGGTGACGCTCATGCGGAACAAAGACCCGGCAAGCGTGGAGGAGTAAAGCATGGACAAAGTCGGGAGACAATCCCCGACGGTGTCCGTAATTCTGCCTTATACGGAAACGAAAGGCTCGGAAGCGGTTACGCTATATAACGCCTCCGAGAACACCATGCTCGAGTGGCAGGTGGCGCTCACCTACGACATCATGGCCGTAAACGACGACGGCTTGTGGGTGCATCAGAAGTTCGGATATTCAGTACCGCGACGGAACGGCAAGTCGGAAATGGCCCTTGCGCGGTGCATTTACGGATTGAAGAACGGGGAGCGCATCCTTTACACGGCACACAGAGCAAGTACCGCGCATTCCATCTGGGAGCGCCTGAGCCGCCTCTGCGCGAAGGTCGACATCGAGATCGAGTCATCCTTCCGGGCATTCGGCAAGGAGCACCTTTACACCGCTGACGGCGGCGTGATAGAGTTCCGCACCCGGACGTCGACCGGCGGACTCGGTGAAGGCTACGACACCCTCATCGTGGACGAGGCGCAGGAGTACACGCCGGAACAGGAGACGGCGCTGAAGTACGTTGTGACGGATTCGTCAAATCCGCAGACCATCATGTTCGGCACCCCGCCGACGGCAATTTCCGCCGGCACAGTCTTCCCGAACTACCGCAAGCATGTCCTGCAGGCGGAATCGTTCGAAAGCGGCTGGGCGGAATGGTCCGTCCCGGAGATGTCGAACCCGGATGACGTCGACCTGTGGTACGAGACTAATCCGAGCCTCGGGACCATCCTCAAGGAGCGCACGATCCGCTCCGAGATCGGCGATGATAAGACGGACTTCAACATCCAGCGCCTCGGACTGTGGATAAAGTACAACCAACGCTCCGCAATCAGCCGGAACGAGTGGGAGCAGCTGCAGACCGACAAGCTTCCGAAGCTGACGAGCAAGTTGTTCGTTGGCATCAAGTTCGGCATCGACGGCGAAAACGTCGCCCTGGCTGTTGCCGCCCGTACCGCAGAGGACAAGATCTTCTGCGAGGTGGTCAACTGCAAGCCGATTAGGAACGGCGTCAGCTGGATCGTGCAGTTCATGGAGCGTGCTGATATCGCAAAGGCGGTGGTCGACGGAAAGAACGGGACCGACGTCCTTCTGGATGTCATGAAGCAGGAAGGCGTCAAGCGTCCGGCGGTCGTTACCGTTCCGCAGATCATCAAAGCCAACAGCGTGTTCGACATGGCGATGGAGCAAGGCACGTTCCAGCACATGGCGCAGACTTCCGTCACACAGGTCATAAGCAATTGCGAGCGCCGGAAGATCGGATCCAACGGCGGTCTCGGCTACCGTTCCACGATGGACGGCGCAGACATCGCACTGCTTGACAGTATGATTCTTGCTCACTGGATTTGCTCCGAGAATAAGGCAGAGAAAAAACGACAGCAAGTCAGTTATTAAAGCATCCCGCCCGGGGTGCTTTTTAATACCTACGGATACCGACCGGAAATCGGGAAAGGAACAAAAATGGCAGATTTCACAGTTATCGAAACACAGGAACAGCTCGACAAGGTTATCGGAGAGCGCCTTAAGCGCGCCGAGAAGCAGGCGGCGGAAAAATACGCCGATTACGACGATCTCAAAAAGCAGAACGCCCAGCTCACGGAACAGGTCCAGAAACACAAGGCCACGGTCGACGAGCTGAACGCGAAGGTCCACCAGTACGAGACGGCCTCGGTAAAAACCAAGGTGGCGCTTGAAATGGGTCTGCCGTATCAGATGGCATCACGCCTCACCGGAGACGATGAGAAGGCCATCCGGGCAGATGCTGAAGCGATGGTCAAACTGATCGGCGACAACAGACCGACCGCACCGCTCGGATCGAGCGAACCCAATGTAAAAAACACTGAAGCGTCCGCATGGGCTTCCGTCTCTGCGGCGCTCAACAACATTTAAGGAGGACTAATATGCCCGCAGCTACTCTTAATGCATCCACCAATTTCCCGACCACTCTTGTTTCCGAGATGTTTTCCAAGGTCCGTGGCTACAGCTCTCTGGCTAAGCTGTCCGCGCAGACCCCGATCCCGTTCAACGGCATTTCCGAGTTTGTTTTCAACCTCGATGGCGAGGCTTCCATCGTCGGTGAGGGCGGCGCTAAGCCGGCGAACACCGCAACCGCAACCCCGGTCGTGATCAGACCGATCAAGTTCGTCTATCAGGCGAGAGTTTCCGACGAGTTCCTTCGTGCTTCCGATGAGGCGAGGATTCCGACCCTGCAGACCTTCGCTGACGGCTTTGCGAAGAAGATCGCCCGCGGCCTCGACATCGCGGCTTTCCACGGCCTCAACCCGGCAGATCTGACCGCGGCCACCTTCCAGAGCACCAACTCTTTCGACGGTGTTGCCACCGGCAATGATGTTACCTATGTGGCGGCATCCATCGACGACAACATCGACGCGGCGATCCATGCAGTGCAGGCTGACGGCGGCGTTGTCACCGGAATCGCTATGTCTCCTGACGCCGGCGCGGCCCTGTCGGCGATCAAGGTCAACGGC